ATGACAAGAAAGAGCGTGCAAAATACCACAGCCGGCCTGAGCAAATGGAGAACAATGCCGAGCGAAAGCGTGCTCGTAGGAAACTAGAAGCAGAAGGTAAAGTAAGGCCGCATGACGGCAAAGATGTTGACCATAAGAAACCACTAAAACGGGGTGGTTCAAGTGGTAGGTCCAACCTCCGTGTACAAAGTAGGTCTACCAACCGTAGTGTAAGTAAAACTAGTGGCAACCGTATGAAGGGCAGTGGTTAATGGCAAAGCTCAGTGCAGCAGATAGGCAAGCACTACGAGAGGCGTGTGAAGCAGACCTAGAAACTTTCATCAAGGTTGTTGCACCCCATCGTGTGCTTGGTGCTGTGCATAGTGAGTTGTGCCGTTGGTGGCAACGTCCAGATGCCAAGGACAACCAACTTGTTCTTCTTCCACGGGACCACCAGAAGAGTGCAATGATTGCCTATAGGGTGGCACACCACATTACTAAACATCCAGATGCTACAGTGTTGTACGTGAGTGCTACTGCTCTTTTGGCTGAAAAACAGCTTAAGGCAGTGAAGGACATTTTTACAAGTGACATTTATATGTACTTGTGGCCTGACATGGTGAATGTCAACGAAAATAAGAGAGAGAAGTGGACCAACGATGAGATTAGCGTTGACCACCCTATGCGCCGTGCTGAAGGCATTCGAGACGCCACTATTAAGGCAGCGGGTATTACAGCTAACGTAACAGGACTGCACTGCACTGTAGCAATTCTAGACGACGTAGTAGTGCCTGACAACGCCTATTCTGAGATTGGTCGTGAGAGCGTAAGAGCTTTCTACTCACAACTTTCTTCCATTGAGAGTACGGGAGCTAAAGAGTGGTGTGTGGGTACTCGCTACCATCCTGCTGACCTCTACCGCGACATGATGGAAATGGTAGAAATCTATTACGACAAAGACACAGAAGAAGATGTAGAGCACCCCGTATATGAGGTGTTTGAAAAGGTTGTAGAAACAACAGGTGAGTTTCTATGGCCTAAGCAGCGCCGCAGCGATGGAAAGACATTTGGCTTTGACGAAAAAGAACTTGCCCGCAAGAAGGCTAAGTACCTAGACGTTACACAGTTTTACGCACAATATTACAATAACCCCAATGCTGTAGAAACTGCCCTTATTGATAAGAGTAAGTTTAACTACTACGACCGTAGTAAGGTGGAAAACATCAGCGGTGCGTGGTATGTAGGTGATAGACTTCTATCTGTATATGCTGCAATGGACTTTGCTTACTCTGTTACTAATACTAGTGACTATACAGTGATTGGTGTAGTTGGCGTAGACGAAGATAGTAACTACTACATTCTAGACATTGACCGCTTTAAGACTAATAAGATTTCTGTAATGTACGACAGAGCAGAAGCTGTATTTCGTAAATGGCGGTTTAAGAAAATGCGGTGTGAAGCTGTAGCAGCACAGCGTCTCATCGTGCAGCAGTTTAAAGACTACATGCGGGGCCAGTCCATCGTCTTTACAGTAGACGAATATTTTCCTCCTAAGACAATGAACAAGGCGGAACGCATTGCCTCTATTTTGGAACCTCGCTATCAAAACAACCAAATCTACCACTACCAAGGTGGCAATTGTCAAGTGCTGGAAGAAGAGTTGTTAATGAACAACCCGGAACACGACGACGTTAAAGACTGTATTGCTGCCGCAGTGGAAATTGCAAAGCCAACAATTGGAAGCAATCGTTGGGGTCGAAAGGACAATGTTGTGAGTTTTAATTCTCGTTGGGGTGGAGTGTCTTACCGATGAACAACAACATTCAATCGGCCGTAAGTGAAGATGCGCTTGTCTACACCATTGTGGACAAGTGGATTAAATGGAATCAAGCTAAAATTGAGTGGCGTACCTCTATGCAAGAAATGCGCCAATATTTGTTTGCTACGTCCACCAAGACTACTACTAATAGTAAGTTGCCTTGGAAGAACTCCACTGTAACGCCTAAGCTAACACAGATTCGGGACAACCTACACGCCAACTACATGGCTGCGTTGTTTCCGTCTGATGACTGGTTCTTTTGGCAAAGTGAAGACAAAACTGAAGAGTTGGCTAAGAAACGGCGAGCCATTACTTCGTACATGAAGCAGAAGATGAAGGCGTCTAACTTTCAGCTTCTAGTTAGTCAACTTATTTACGACTACGTTGACTTTGGTAATGTGTTTGCCACCTACGACTACGTGCGTGATGTCGTGGGCTCCAACGTGCGCTATGTGGGCCCTAAAGCCTATCGGCTCAATCCAAATGACGTAGTGTTTAATCCCGTAGCTGACAGCTTTGAAAACACGCCCCTAGTGCGCCGTATGCTTCAGAGTTTAGGCGATCTAATGACAGACTTGGAAACTAAGCCTGCACTTGGGTATGACAAAGCAGTTGTGGAAAAGGCTCTGGAGTTTCGTGGCCAATATAGGGAAGACCCCGAGTTTAAGAAAGAAGTAAATCTAGCCATTGATGGGTTTGGTAGTTTTGACGAGTATGTTGAAAGCGACATGGTGGAGCTTCTAGAATATTGGGGCGACATTTACGACTCTGAATCTAAGAAGGTGCTGCGTAACCAACTCATCACCATCATTGACCGCAAGTTCATTCTTCGCCGTAAAGAAAATGACAACTGGATTGGTGGTAAGCCCATCTTTCATTGCGGCTGGCGTCTGCGTAATGACAACCTGTGGGCACAAGGTCCGCTAGAACAACTGGTCGGAATGCAATATCGCATTGACCACCTAGAAAACCTAAAGGCTGACGTATTTGACCTCATTGCCTACCCTGTTATTAAGGTGATGGGCAACACGGTGGAAGAGTTTGAGTATGAGCCAGGAGCAACTGCCTTTTGCGGTGATGAGGGAGACATTGAATTTCTACGTCCTGATGCCACCGCATTGAACGCTGATATGCAAATTGCGGAGCTAATGAACCGCATGGAAGAGTTGGCAGGGGCACCTAAGCAAGCTATGGGTATTCGCACCCCAGGTGAAAAGACTAAGTATGAAGTACAAACGCTGGAAAATGCAGCGGGACGCATCTTCCAATCCAAGGTGAGTTGGCTAGAAAGAAACATCCTTGAGCCTGTTCTTAATGGCATGCTTGCTGAATCTGTTCGTAACTTCCAAGCGGTGGAGAGGATTCGCTATGAAGATGATGAAACAGGTGCAGAAATGTATGTCGAAATTACGAAGGAAGATTTAATGGCGGTAGGCAAGCTCTACCCCGTTGGCGCTCGCCATTTCGCTGAACAAGCTAAGTTTGTACAAGAGTTGAGCCAAACCATTGCAGCCGTACAAGCTGTACCTACAGTGGCAGCGCACATTAGTGGCAAAGCCATTGCTAAGGCACTGGAAGAGAACTTGGGTTGGGCTCGCTATCGCATCGTACAAGATAATGCAATGGTGTTTGAACAACAAGAGACGCAGCGCCTAATGAACACTGCGGCTGAAGATTTACAAACTGAAATGGGCATTGATGAACAAGCTCCTACTGAACAACCGGCCGTCTGACAGTACGCCGGAAGAGTTTAAGAAGGCGTGGGACAATAGTGGATATGTGTTTGAAGCGTTGTACAAAACACTAGAGTCGTTCATCGCTCAAAACGAAGATGTGAAAAAGGATGATTTTGATTGTCCTAACCACTATGCAAAGCTGGCCTATCAAGCGGGCCTAAACCAAGCGTGGAAACAGGTATTAGACATGCTACCTGAATCTGCTAAACCCTAGTAAGGAAAGTCATGACAGTTGACACTATTTTTGGTAGTGATGGTTCCGACAAGAACTCCACTACTAACCCGGCCAAGACAGAGGATCAGGGTCTGCTAACCGCCCTAGTTGGCGATAAGCAAAAGTACAAGAGCGTTGAAGAGTTGGCGAAAGCCTACGTGAATGCGGACACCTTCATTGAACAGCTAAAAGAGGAAAACCGAAAGCTACGCGAGAAGGAAGCTGCTGCCCGTACCATTGACGACGTTCTGGAGCGAATGAACAAAAAGGAAGACAAACCGGCAGACACCCCGGTCAACACCAGCCAACTAACTAAGGATGATGTTGCTGCCCTTGTAGAACAAACGCTCTCTGGTAGAGAAACTGCACGTACCCGTGAACACAACCTCCTTCAAGCGGACAAGCTGATGAAGGAAAAGTTTGGTGAGAAAGCTGCTGAAGTATTTAAAAGTAAAGCTGCTTCCCCTGAACTGGTTAAGGTTTACATGGAACTTGCCAGCGTATCACCACAAGAGTTTGTAGCTGTGTTTGCGCCATCTAGCGAACAACCAAACGGCGGCACTGTCGCCACAGGTTCTGTCAATACCACCACAGTGGTTCCTACTAGTAATCGGGATAACCTTCCGGGTACGAAGGAGTGGGCCAACAAGGTGCGTCGAGATAAGCCTGATGAATATTGGTCGCTGGAGTTTCAGACCCGTCTACAACGTATGGCTATTGAAAATCCCACCCTCTATTTCGGAGATAAATAATGTCAGGCTTTAATTTTGCAAAGGTTAACGAACATCTAGTTCGTACCGAACTGTGGAGCGCCCAACTCAAGGACGTTCTACTTGACCAACTCATGGGCACCAAGTATCTGCGGATGCTTAATGGTTTCCCTGATGGCAACCAATTCACTATTCCGTCAATTGGCGAACTGCCAATGCGCGAAATCAGTGAAAACGATCCGGTTGTCTACGACACGATGGACACTGGTGAGTTCACTTTCCAGATTGACCGTTACGTAGAAGCTGCCACGTTCATCACTGATAAGGCCAAGCAAGATAGTTTTTACTCGAATCAACTCATTGCAATGTTCCCGCAAAAGATGCGTCGGGCACTGGAAGAGAACATGGAATCCAGTATTCTTACTCTGGTGAACCAACAGACTCTGAGCAACCTCAACTCCATCAACGGTGCAGCCCACCGCTTCGTGGCCTCGGGTAACAGCAACACCACGCTGAACCTCGACAACTTTGCTCAAGCCAAGTATGCGCTTGACAAGGCTAACGCCACTGGTGCCCGCATTGCCATCATCGATCCCAGCCAGGAATTTGAACTGAACAAGCTGGTAGGTGCGCAGGGCTTCGTTAACAACCCGCAATTTGGTGGCATGGTGAATGGTGGTTTCGTTAACCAAACGACCGGCATGCGTTTTAGCCGTTCGATTTTTGGCTTTGACATCTATTGCAGTAACTACCTACCCACTACGACTGAGACGGCCATTAACGCCATCAACGTCCCGGCTTCGCCAGTGGTTAACGTGTTTATGTCTGTTGGTGGTGATGAGACGCCTTTCGTTGGCGCCTACCGTCAAATGCCTCGCGTAGAGTATGAGCGCAACAAGGATTTGCGTCGTGACGAATATGTCATGAACGCTCGCTTTGGCCTCAAGCTCTATCGTCCTGAGTGCATTGTTGGCATCATCAGCCGCAGCACCATCTAATAGGAGAATAGAATGACTCGTGCAAGTGTTTGGACCAATGCCGATGGTCTTAAGGTGGGTTTTGGTCGGAATGATTCCGACTTTGACTCAGTAGGCGTAACTGACCACCCTGGTCATGAGCGTGAACTAGTCCTCGTCGTTGATGGTGAAAAGTTCACTGCTGGTGTCTATCAATTCCAAGAGACGCACCTTCTTCCCGTAGGTGCCATCCCTCTTTATGCTCACGCAGAAGTGAGTGAGGTGTTTGTTCTTGGTGGCACTACTCCCACCATTCAAATCGGCTCTACTACGTCAAGCGGTGGTGTCCCTGTTGCTCCTGCCATTGCATCTGCTGCCGCTGCTATTTTTGGTTCGCTGGCAGAAGCTAACGCTGAAGCTCTGGGCACCTACACCCTTAGCGTTACGGCTACTCCGCTAACGGCCACTACGGCTGGCAACCTCCAAGTGACCCTTGGTGGCACCTCGCCCACTGTGACTGTCGCTGGCAAGGTTAAGCTGGTTATTGGCTATCGTGCCGTCTAAGTGAGTTTGGGGCAGGCAGCAATGTCTGCCCCTTTTACCCCTACTACCTATGGCAACTATCAATCATAAAGACATTCCTGACGGTGAGCGCCACGAACCTAAAGGTGCTGCCACAGCTACTGCCGGTCAAGTATATGTTGCCAGCGGTAGTGGAAGTGGTACATGGCGTTCCATTATTAGTAAGTTTACAGCTAGTCTAACTCCAACTGTGGTGTCGGCTCACACCAATTCTGTACAAGTTTACACCGTAACTGGCATCACTACTTCACAAACCCTACTAAACATCATTCCTCCTAGCACCACTGGAGACACTGTTATTGGCAGTGCCCGCATCACTGCGGCCAATGAAGTTACTGTTACGTGGGGTAACGTACAAAACTCTAATAGAACTCCTCCTGCGGGAACCTACACTTTTGTAGTGGCAACATGAAACTTTCCCTCCTAGATATGACGCAAAACATCCTGTCCGCAATGGACAGCGATGAGGTGAGTTCCATTGACGAAACAGTGGAATCCATTCAAGTAGCAGAACTCATTAAGGAGAGTTATTTCGACCTAATGGCCCAGCGAGACTGGCCTTTCCTACGTCAACTCTACACCCTTGAGGGTTTGGCAGATGTAGCCAATCCAACTAAGATGAAACTTCCAGATACGGCTAATAAGGTGTTCTGGATTAAGTATAACAAGAAAGAAGTAGAGTATATGGAACCCGATGCGTTCCTATCCCGCATTGACCAACGTGTTCCAGCTACTGGTGTAGTGGATGCTAACGGCTATGTACTAAATCGTGATCCACTCTGTTGGACTACTTATGACGACAAATACGTGGTGTTTGACGGCAGAAACTCCACTACAGACTCTACGCTGATGTCTAGTAAGACCAAGGTATATGGCACTGTAGCTCCTTCTTGGCAGCATGTAGACTCGTTCATTCCAAATCTCCCTGATAAGTTTTTTCCAACTCTATTAGCTGAAGCTAAAGCCCAATCATTTGTCAACCTAAAACAACAAGCTAATGCGCGAGAAGAACGCAAAGCTCAAAAAGGCAAGGTGACAATGAGGAACGAGAGTTGGAGGAATGAAGAGGGTGAGATTAAGTACAACCGCAAAGTAAACTACGGACGGTAATATGGCAACTCGTAAACGTAAGATGTTTGGTGAAGACAAACCAATTCAACGTAATAAAGAAACAAAAAATCCGCGAACACCTAACCGTAGCCCAGGGCAAAGTAATGCAGCAAAGCCGTTTCCATCAGTGCGTGAAGACGTTGGGCCTAGTGTTAAGAGAGACGCTGAACGGATTGTTCGTGGTGCCAATCCAAATGCTAAAACAAGTATGGGTGCAAAATCCCAAGTTGACGCCGGTAAGCGTGCGGTTGGTCGAATGGCTGGCCGGGTGGGGTATGTTGGTGCTGCTGGTGAGCTTGGTTATGCTGCGGGTACTGCACTGAATGAGAAATACAAGATTAGTGACGCAATTGTAGATAAGCTGCCTAAAACAAAAACTGAAAAACAAGTAAACCTAGACTATCGCAAAGATAGCGAAATGGACAAGTTTAAAGCTGGTCCACGTATGGATGATGATGGTAAACGCCTTAGAGACATCAACGCCCATAAGTGGAAAGGCACCATGTAATGGCTGACATCTTTCGGTCTACTAATAAGAAGCGGGAAGAAGCTGCGGGCCTCACTGACGTTAACGCTCACAAAAAGACGCCTCCCGCCACAGGTATGTCACAACAGAAGTTTGGTAATGCTGGTAAAGAAGACCCACGTAAGAAAAATCTTGAGCAACGCGACAAGCTGTTGAAAAAGAAAGGATACAAGTGAAAACTTTGGAAGACATCATGGAACGTAAGGCAGAGCGACAAGCGGCTGCTCGTGAGCGTAAAGAAGAGCGTAAAGAGAGTAACGACGTAAACACTCTCTCCATTGAGAAAGAGCCTACTGGCCTCTACTTCTGTCGCTACACTAGGGGCCCTGTCCCTGAAGAACTTAAGGGCATGTTCACCCACAAGCAGAAAATCCTAGATATTTGCACTCGTCGTAACATTCCAGTGGCACTCTAATGGCAGCTTCACCCTCTGTAGATGACTCCTTCACCTTCGTTGGCGGTTTGTACACGGAGGGTTTATTCTTTCTAACTCCTAAGAACAGTTGGAAGGAAGGAGATAATGTTGTCCCTCGTACAGACGGCTCCATTATTCGTCGTGCTGGACTAGACTACGAAGAAAACTACCAGATTAACCCAGTTACAATTTCCGCCAGTGACATTAACAACTTTGCCTTCTGTGTTGAAACGTGGTCTAGTGTAGGTGGTAACGGCAACTTAGATTTCTTTGTGGTGCAGCAAGGTGCCACCATTGAGTTTTACAAGGCGTTTAGTGGCACTGTAGGTGCAGGTAAGCTGGCATATTCCATTAACCTAAACGACTATAAGTGCTTTGGTAATACCAGTGTTATTGGCACTAACGCCATTACAGCGGCTAGTTGTTATGGCCGTCTCATCATTACGTCCATTGACGTCAATCCCATTCTAGTAACGTATAACGCCACTACAGATTCCATTACACACCAAGCACTGGAACTGAAGATTAGAGATTTTGATGGTATTCGTAGTCCTGCTCCTGAGTGGGCTGAGTTTACAGAAGCTGTGTGGCAGTCTACCTATGCGTTTGGTACAGAAGCGCGTTACAACCTTTACAACCAAGGGTGGACACTGGACAAACTTACAGCATTTTCTGCTGCTAATAATGACCTACTTCCTGCCAATACAAAGCAGTGGTGGTACGGTAAGAACACTGATGACAACTTTGATCCAGCCCTTTTAAACAAGAATGACTTTGGAACATCACTGGCTCCTCGTGGTCGGTTTGTCCTTAACGCATTCTACCAAGATAGGGCGTCTGCAATTGGTGTAACGCCGCCTGGAAACTACGGCCCATCGCCACCGACACCAACCGTCCCTGACAGCCCTAACGACGGCGACTTTAACCCCTTCCCACCTTACGGCCCAGGCACACAAATTCCATGAGTAGCTTAGACGTTCAGTATGACAATTTTAGGCCAAAGGTGTGCGCCTTCTACG